AGAGATACAAACTAACAGAACCTAAAAAAATCAAAGTTTAAAATGGGTGGAGTAAAAACTATATCGATAATTGTAGCTGCTAATATCAAAGGCTTAGAAGCAGGTCTTGGTAAAGCAAATAAATCAATAGCAAGTTTTGCTTCTAACGCAGCTCGTGTCGGTTCTATGCTGACTTTTGGTGTTACAGCACCTTTAGCTGCTATGGGTAAACAAGCCTTCGATACGTTCTCTAATTTTGAGAACGCTATGATGAAGGTTAACGCTGTAACTGGTGCTACAACCGAAGAGTTTAAAATGCTTACAAAAGAAGCTAAACGATTAGGTTCTACTACTCAATTTACAGCATCTCAAGTAGCCGACTTACAATTAATATTAGGTCGTAAAGGATTTAACCCTGATGCAATACAAGGTATGACTGAGTCTATACTAGACCTTGCCTTAGCTACTGGAGAAGATTTATCTTTAGCATCTGAAGTTGTTTCAGCATCAATAAACGCTTTTAATTTAGAGGCAGAAGATGCAGCTCGTATATCAAATACATTAGCCTCAGCAGCAGCAGATTCATCAATTCAATTAAGTACATTCGCAACAGCTTTCGGTCACGCAGGTGCATCAGCTAATGCAGTTGGTGTTAACATAGAAGAATTATCTGCTATGATGGGTGTCTTAATGGATAATGGTATTAAAGCATCTAAGGCAGGTACAGGACTTCGTAAAATATTTATGAAGTTAAATGAGACTGGTACAACGTTTTCTAGTGTACTAGAGGAAGCTGCTGAAGGTGAAATGGATCTTAATAGAGCTCAAGAATTAGTTGGTACTACGGCAGCCAACCAATTACTTGTATTAACAGATAATTTAGAAAAGGTAAATGAGTTATCAAGTGCTTATGCAACTAACACTACTAAGTTAAAAGAAATGGCTGACCTTATGGGTCAAACTACTTTTGCTAAAGTTAAAAAGTTAGAGAGTGCATTTGAAGGATTTAGGTTAGAATTAGGAGAAGTATTAGCAGAAATGTTAATGCCTATGATAGAAAGTGTTACTGATTTATTTGGTGTATTTGGAACATTAGACAGAGATACTCAAAAGTTAATTGTAACAATAGGTGGTATTGCCTTAGTAGCAGGACCAGTTTTAATAGCACTAGGTGCTATGGTAGCACTTATACCATTATTAGTAACAGGATTTGGAGTAGTATCAGGGGTCTTTGCTGGTGTAGGAACAGCACTTGCTGCTTTAGGTACTGAAGTTATTGCAGGTTCAGCGATATTCGCATCTATAGCATCATTTGCAGATACATTAGGTGATAAGGCAAGATTAAAAGAACAAGAGGCTGCAAGAAAAAAAGCTATAATGAGTCAAGAAGGCTTTATGCTTTCAACTTGGAAAACTCACCAAGCTTTAGAGGCAGAGGCAAAAGCACACGAAGAAATTAATAAAGAATTAGATAGACAAGAATTATTAAAAAGAAAACAAACTGCTATTTCATTAGATGCAGTATCTTTTGGAGGCATTAATGTAGACCCTGTATCAGGTCCTTTAATAGATACTTCATCTCAGCTTGACCAAATGTTAGCTGAGTCTCAGGCAAAATTAGATGAATGGAAAGGGGTTGTTACACAATTTGCTTTAGATGTAGGATTTGCTTTTTCTGATGCGTTTGCTCAAATGGTAGTATCAGGAGAATTAAGTTTACAAAACTTAGGTAATCTATTTCTTGATTTATTAAAAATGATGGCTAAGATGGTTATTCAAGCACTTATAATGACAGCAATATTTCGGGCTTTAGGAGTTCCTATTGCTGGAGGTGCTTTTGATGGTCAAGGATTCTCAGGATTTAAACAAACGATGCTTGGTATGATGGGTGGTACTTTCGCCAACGGAGGTCAACCACCTTTAGGTAAAGTCAGTCTCGTTGGGGAACAAGGACCAGAATTATTCGTACCTTCACAAAAAGGAACTATAATTCCGAATGGAGGTTTTGGTGGTACAATTATACCTGATGTAAGAATAACTGGAGAAGATTTATTAATTGTTTTTGATAGAGCAAAAAGACACAGAAACGCACTTGGATAATGGCATATAAAAATTATGTAAATAAATTTTACTCTGAAAAAGGTGTTAGATGGGATATAGAAATTTGGAGTCAATCAAATAGTTCTATATCTAACGTAGAATTTATAACAGGTAAAGGGGGTTTTAAATTATCTTATAAAGGTGGTGATGATAGGCAAGATATTGCAATGCCATCTGAGGTAACTATTCCTTTTGTTGTAAGTAATGCTGATGACCAAACTTTTATAGACAGTATACTCGCAGGAGAAGATGGTGAGCATTTTGTAGTAATTCGTAGAAATTTTGTTATTTATTGGTGGGGTAACTTAAATGCAGGATTTGATGCTAAAGAAAATCAACACTATCCTTATGTTACTACAATTAAAGCTAATGATTTTATAGGTGAAGTTATAAATAATAAAGATGAATCACTTATAGATACACAAGATTTTAAATTAAGTAGTTTACTTACTTATTACATAGAAGTAGCTAAAATTGTTTCTAATAATTGGGATGATGATGTATTTCCTAGAGGAAGTGAAGAATTACTTATTAGAACTAACTTAAGATGGACTGCACCTGGACAGATTTCTTATTTAGACACCTACAATAAACTTGCTATGTTTGCTGCCAATCCTATGGCATTTGAAAGTGGTGGTTCTAGTGTAGGTCAATTTAAAAAATCTAAAGCATTTAAAGAAATGCTTAAATCATTTGGATTAAAACTTTTTATTGCAGATGGTAGATTACATTGTTTACAACCCTATAATTACACAGAAAATTCTTTATTATTACAAAAATTAAAAGCTGAAGCTCCTGATTTCTTAATAAATATTTTAAATGAAACTGTAGATAATAGACAAAATGCTGAAAATGACTCATCTGTAACACCCACACAAGATAGTGGTTTTTTAAATGAGCAATGGATTTTAGAACCTGCTGATTATACAGATAGCAGTCAAAATTGGCAAGCTAATGGTTCGTGTACTTCAATTACATCTAATAAATTTAATATTGCCTTAACTACATCTTATTTATATATTGATTTAGCAGAAGGTGAATATTGTCTTAGCTATTCAGAAAATGATTTAGCTACATATATAGAAAAATTTGAAGGAGGTGGTGCTTCTACTTTATTATCAGAAAGTGGTCAAATAAATTTTACTGTTGGTTCAGGTGGGGCAGAACTAAGAGTTCGTAGTGCATTAACAGGTGATGTTTTTGTTGAATACATTGGACTACAAAAAGGAAATTTTTTTAATAGACAATTTTTATCGGGTTCATCTTGGAGATACGATAGACCTATATCGAAAGTATTAGCTAGGTTTAATTCAGGTATTTCTTCAGGACAAGCTATGAGTAATTTCCCTGTAAATAATAATGGGGTTACAATTCCTGCATCACAAAGTGTATACACAACACTTACTGGTATTGGGTCAGTAGCAGCTACATCTAACGATATAATAACGATGAATTTAAATCTTTATTATGGGGAAAAATTTGATTATTTATCGGCAATAGATAGTGTTACGCACATTGGGGGAGTTATTACTGCTAAGTTAAAAATTGGTAGTTTATATCTTACAGGAGATGTAAATGGAACTTTATCTTGGACGGGAACAGATAGTACTTTTACAATTAATATACCTATAGATGAACCTACAAATTTAAATTATCAACCTGGAAGTATAGCAGATGACTTTTTATACCCAAATACTTACATTTTTAATTCTAATTTAACAAATACAGCACCTTATTTTACAGGTTCAGGTACAGAAGCTTATATTGGTGCAAATTATCCCATAACATTACCATCTCTTTCTACAGGTGGGTCTATTGAATTACAATTTGTTTCAGGTACTATAAATTATTATGACAACCCTGACACATCAAATCCCAATGTAACTCCAACAGCATTAACAGTAACAAAAAATAATTTACAAACAAAGTTTTTTACTGGTTTACATAGTGATACTTACGGATTATACACATCTGTAGGAAATAGTTTTACTCAATATTTAACTATTACAAGTACTGCTCCAAATGAAAGTGGTAATGGTATACAATATTCCTCTTCTACTGGATTAGAAAATTACAAAACAGTTGACTTAGGAACTTTAACTTTAGGTCTTACAGGAACAGAAGATACTAATATTAATTGCATTAAAAGACTTGATTCATCATCAAGTTATACAACACCTACTTATTTACAAATAGATAATGCAGGTACTCAATTTAATATGACTACTTTACTTTTAGAACAATATTTAGAACCACAAATAGATCCTTTAGAAATTTTAGAAGGAGAATATTATGTAAATGATTTTAGTGCTTTTAAAAGTATTGTATTAGATGGTAGTAAATATGTATTTTATGAAGGAACATTAACGGCTTCAAATGATACAGTAAGTGGTTCTTGGTATAAAATATCTACATCATCACAGGTTATAACTTCAGTAGATTCAGGTCCTATTATTGTTCCAAATGAAAATGAAGATATATTTGGGAAAGCCCCAATAGAAGCTCCAAATATTATAGGTAGTATAGTAAGTGGAATTACAAATAATGATGTTAATATTAAAAATTGGTTTAAATATAATTCTATAGGTGTATCAGATACAGCAATATCAAGTACAGACACAAAAGTAGGTTTAGCTAATAATTCTAGGTCTAAATTATATAATGGTCAAAAATTAATTTTTGCAAGACCTGATTTAAGTCATCCTATAATACTTACTAAAAGTGGAGATAGTACTACATCAGCTACACAAATAGATGTATCATCTTTTACTCCTAATGTTACTTATCCAAAAGGTTCAATAATAGCTATAGCACAATACGATTTAACTAACGTAATAACAGGAGGGGGTACACCTGGAGGATCAAATACACAAGTACAATTTAATGATAATGGCTCTTTTGGTGGAACTAATCTGATTGAAATTACCGACACTGATGAAATAACTATAGGTGGTCCATCAGGAACAAATGCAAATATTAAATTTAATGCAGGTGCTGATTTAATTATGGGTGCTGATGTGGCAGGTGGTACTAGCTCAACAATTCAGTATTTAGATAGTGGACCAGGTACATCTAATCCTACTCCAAGAGTAATGTTGGGAGCTTATGCTACAGATATTGTAGTTCTATCAAATAGAGCAGCAAACGGAGTTGTACAAATTAGAGCTAATACATCTACAGCAGGAGCATCAGGTGAGTTAACTATAGCGACATTCAAAGATACTTCTGTTGATTTTTTAAATGCTGCTGAGTTAAGAGGGACAAACATAGGTAACATATTTGATCTAAGTGCTTATCTTACACCTATTGATTTTTGTGTAGGTAATATTGGAGGTATATTCTCTGCGGATAATGGTGGTAGCTCTGAAGCAAGTACTAGCAACTTAGTTATGTTTGCTACTTTTCAAGTACCAATAGGTTATGAAGCTACTTATGTTCTAGTCAATGCTGAGAATAACGCATCAACTTTTGATGTATATGCTTGTGATGTAGCAAATGATACAGCTACAGCTCTTACAAGCTCACCTGCTGTAAATACAAATCAAATTTTATCATCAGCTCAACAAGGCTTTGCAGGTAAATATTTAACTATAAAATATAGTCCAGGAAATAGAAGGAGAAAATTATACGGAGCAAGAATTATATTAAGTAGAGTATAATAAGGGAGTTTGATTGTAGTGTATCTTTTCGCTACCTTTTCGATAGACTACTTTCACTCCCTTTAAATAAAAAAGAATAATGCAAGTGACAATAGGAATAATAGAGTTAATAATATCAGTAATAGTATTACTCTCAACTGGTGTAGGTGTTTGGACTAATCTACAAACTAAAGTAACTAAACTTTCTTCTAGGGTATATCACTTAGAGCAATCTGATAACGAATTAAAAGTTATTTTAGCAGATATATCGACCAAGTTACACAAGATAGAACTATTGTTAGCTGCTAATCAAATTAAAGATAAATGAGTAAAGAGATACAAGACACTCCTTTTAGCATTAGCCTAAAAACATTGTTTAGTATTTTTGCTTTTTTATTCTTATTAATTGGTGAGTACATTGTTTTACAAAAGGAAATTAATGAAGCTAAGAGTTTGCCTAAAATAGAGATTACAAGGCTTGAAGTAGAATTAAAAAATGAGTTATTATTACAAAAGTTTGAAAATATCGAAAAAGATATAGAACGTATTAATAATGAAGTTACTAAAATAAAAACACAAATTGGAAGATAGTTTTGATATAAATGAAAGTTCTAAAATCCAATTAGATATAAAAAGTCTAATTGGTATTGTAGCAGGTATTATTTCTCTTGCAGGTATATGGTTTACATTGACAGCAGAAATATCTCAGTTACAGCTAGATGTTATGCGTATGCAAGATGATGTAGCACTTAATCACGAGTTTAGAGTTAAATGGCCTAGAGGTGAGATGGGTGCTTTACCTGATGATGCTAAACAAGATTTAAAAATAAACTATCTACAAAAAGAAGTAGATAATCTACGCAAAGTAGTTAAAGATTTAGAAATTAAACAAGCAAAAACTGAATAATGAGATTAAGTAAAAACTTTGTGTTATCAGAGATTACTCGAAGTGACACAGCCAAAAGACTTGGAATAAACAATGAGCCGACAAAAAAAGACCTGGAGAATATCCAAAGACTTATTACAAATATTTTACAGCCTCTTCGCAACCATCTTGGTCCTATCAGGATTAGTAGTGGTTATCGCAACAAGGAACTTAATAGTGCTATTAATGGAAGTAGCCGTAGCCAACATTGTAAAGGCGAAGCACTTGATATACAATTTTGGAAAGATGGTAAAATGTGTAATAAAGAAATTTATGACTGGATTATAGATAACGCTATTGAGTTCGATCAAATGATAAATGAATTTGATTTTTCTTGGATTCACATATCTCTAAAAAAATCTAACAACAGACGAGAAGTATTAGAAGCCTATAAAGATAAAGATGGCGATACTAAGTACAGATACGCACCTGATATAATTACATTATGATAAAGAATATTATTAAAAATTTAGTAGGACAAGCTTCTACTATAATAGACGAAGTAGTCACAACTGATGAAGAACGATTAAAA